GTAAATTCTGTACAAGTCACAGGTGTTGCTCTTTCTTTTTTCAGTTGCGGGACATACCCATGTCTTAGGATTTTCTTTTGCATGCACAGTCCGTCTGGATAACTTTTTTCCACATATACCGCAATATGCTTTTGATGAAAGGCAAGCCAGGTCCCAGCCATCTTGTGGCTTATATTTTACGAATGCTGTAAGCATCTCCTGAGCTTTATAAAAAGTATCTTCATCAATGAGAGCTTCATGAGTTTCTTCTATAATATATTGTGGGAGTTGACCCTTATTCTTTTTCATGCAATGAATTTTAGGGCAGTAATACTTCTGCATAACTGTTTTTCCGAGATAAGCTTCGTTCTCCAGGATTTTAACTATTAACTTCCGTACATACTTTCCGCCCCGTATCCCCCGATATCCTTTTTGATCAAGGTCTCTTGCTATTGCTGTAGGTGATACTCCATCACAACACATTTTAAAGATATACCGGACAAGGTTTGCCTCGTCATTAAGTATTTCTAAATGACCATTTTTCACTTCATAACCCAGGATTCTTCTCGGGGTATCCATGATGCCCAGTTTATACTTGTTTCTCTTTGCCACTTTAATATTCTGCGAGGTACTTATGCTTTCTTCTTCTGCATAAGAAGCCAGGATCGTAAGCAGGAACTCACCATCCGCTGTCAGTGTGTTAATATGTTCTCTATCAAAGATCACATCGATTCCGAGCTCACGTAATTTTCTGACAGCTTTTAGAAAGTCCACAGTGTTTCTGGCAAATCTTGAGATGGACTTACAAAGGATTATGTCAATCTTTCCATTTTCGCAATCCTGCATCATGCGTTGAAATTCTTTCCTTTGCCTTGTATTAGTGCCAGTTATACTTTCATCTGCGTATACTCCCGAAAAGATCCATTCTGTATTACCCTGTATATAATCATTGTAGTAACTAATCTGAGCTGATAATGAATGAAGTAAGTTTTCACTATCTTTTGAAACTCGACAGTATGCTGCTACATGAAGCTTTTTCGGTACCGAGGTGAGACGAGCTTCTTTTTTAATAATCTTCATTATATAAGGCCTCCTTCGATACTATATATCACTCAGCTTTGGGCTTATTGCCACTCAGGTCTGCTTAATAAACTGCCGAATATAGGGGCACATTTTTTGAGATAATTGGTATCAATTACGTTGTATTCTTCTCTGGTGATTTGGCTTTCTGAAAGCATTTTCCTGAAAATTGACATAGTAGCTTGATATACCATTTCTCTATGAAACTCATCCTTGTTCATGTCGACCTCCAAAACGATCCTTTATGTAACAACCATGGCTGCAATACTTTTGTCTCCTGCCACCATATATCTGAAAATCCTTTCCACAGCATTTGCAAACGAGTGTGGTATAGGTGATCTTTTTCAGTAACTCATGATGATCATTCCAATACTGTCGTCTGCAAGGATCACCGCAGAATTTCTTCGGTCTGTGACCGGTACTTTGGATTAAACGTTTCCCACAATGCTTACAAAAAATACCTTCTTTGGCCTTTATTATGGCTTGTGTTCTTAAATCTTCATTCCTACGGCAGAATGACTTTATCGTGTTGATCGATATTCCAGTGGTATTTGCTATTCTTTTATAGCCATATCCCATTTCTCTCAGTTTTCTCACATTATCTTTATCTTTGTCTGTCATTGTCTCTTTCTCCTAATTTACTCATGAAGTATCTAACCCTTCCTACTTCTACTCCCTCAGAAAGACCAAATTTGTTCGGTCAGAAATAGAAATTTTTCTTTCTATCTTTCTAAGGGGATTTGAAGAGGAAAATTCCGGGGTAAGTTAAAAAAATTTTCAATCCTATATAAAACTTAAACAACAACCACTATCTTTAGAATTTGCTTATAAATCGCTTATATAGTGTTTACGTTTTAACTTCCTTCTAATAAGAGCCGAAAATAACAACCGCACAAAAAAAGACCCGGGGCATTGTCCGCTCCGGGCCACTACTGAGTTATTAAGATTCAGATGGTTCAAATATTCTTTTTTTGATCCCCTCAAGTATGTCTTCATCAAGATAGAATTTTTTATCTTTGGGTCTATAACCTATAATTTCAACTTCAACCTTTTTTATTAGTTCAGGAGATATTCGATCAACAGAGATACGCTGTGCAATATTAGTTCTCGGATTGAAAATTCCCAAATACTTTACATTTTTAAATTCTTGATGGACTGAATGCAAGCCCATTCGCCAATACAACAAAAGCTGAAGTGTATGATGTGTATTATTTGAGTATTTGGATACTTTGAAATCCCATACGGTATCAGATGTCAAATAGTCGCCATCACCGTTAGATATAATCTCAGTGTAGCCACCCTCTAAATCAAAACCTGAAAGCACTACAGGACCGTACTTTTCAAAAAACCTTAGAGAACGATTCACCATAGTAATTATATTCTCTACTGTCGCTTCATCTGGATTTATGGTATCTACTGGTTTATACTCAAGTGCGCTAGATCTGTAAATCACATCATATCCGGAGAGTTTTACTGCACTAATTACTGATTCTTTGTTAAGTCCATTAACTTTTGATATTAAATCTATAGCTTTATCACTATCATTGATTATTGTTGCACCTAATAGAGAAACCTTGAAGGCTTTTGTGGGATTATCCCCTATCATTACACGAGTAAGATAATCAACAGCTAATCCTATTAAACTTGGTGCAACGTTCTCATCGGGATTAAGTCCATCCAATCCTTCATTTGTACTTTGGCCTAAAAATGTCTTATCCATATCTCTAGGACGTACATACCCACCACGAGGCTGTTTCGTTTTTCTTGCTCTTCCAGTTACAGACCATCCAGGGGTGTTTAAATAGTAGAATCTATTGTATTCTTCAGGTGTCATATACTCTAAGAGTTTTTTTATGTGTACTTTTCTATCTTTTACCTGTTGAGGTTCTTCCCTACTTGTTACGATATGACCATCGTCTTGAGTATTCATTAATGGTCGTTCTTTAAGGCCTTTATCACTGTGTTGTCTTGATTCATTTTCTTCAACTCTTGCGACTAAAGGTTCAAATTTGTCTCTCAATTTAGACTGATTAGGATTAATTAAGGCTTTTATAGCCTGTTTTAAACGCGAAAAAAATGACATATTAACTCTCCATTTTTGTGTATAACCACTATTCTATCTTCTGCATTATTAATCGACATATTTATTCTTAAAATAAAAAAGACCTCCGAGAACCGAAGTCCCCGAAGGCTTGTAAGATAATAAGAAAGGTAGTAAGAAAAAATTGTTTCTGCTATTAAAGATAATATTTGATTATAAGATTTGCACCAAGACCACTTGGTGGTGCATTCAAAACTTCATCATTGGCTTTCTTCAATTTGTACATTGCACCGCAGCATGATGGCATCCTATGGTTATTATTTTTATAACCACCGACAACACGATGAACATCTCCTGCTCTTATTACCACATATTCTTCGCCCTTATTTCTTGCTTCATCAATCATATGTTGAATCTCATTTGTGAAAGCTTCTGTTGTCATATGTAAACCCTCCCTGATTTGAAATCGTCTTGTTCCTTAATGCCAACATAGCACATACAAAGACCTTTGCATAGATAAGTCAGGTATGGAACTTGGTATGTAAATCCTGGTATGTAAGTCGTATTGTAATTAGGAGGAATCCAGTAAAATCAAGGGGTTTTTGCAAATATAAATTTTTGTTTATAAATCTTAAATAAAGATAAACTCAGGTTATCTCTTCTAGTAGATTGATAAAATCAACTACCTAATTAACACTAAGCTTACATATCCTTTCCAGCTCCAAGCCGCATGTTTAAGGCATCAGCAGTGACGGTGTACTTCCCAGCCAAATCCTTGTTGAAGTTCATAGCATCCTCAACCTTTCCGGTATGCAAATACAGTCAGAGGTTATATATTTGGAATAATATACCGAGTAATATATTAGCGTTTTGACTTATACAATATAGGTCAATAAAAAATGGTTATATCGAGGAGGAAACTTATTATGACAATTAGACTTATGAAAAACAGTAGAATTTGTATTGTATTAACATTACTATTAACTATGCTCTTATTCCCAATGATGTCTATGGCTGATGACTGGGTTGCTCCATCAAACCTTCAGTGGATCGCACCGGGGTTTCTACAGTATGAAGTTCCAACAAACCAGATTGGTCGATGTTATTTTCAGGTCTACGAATTAAAAGCGGATGGAAGCTGGGAGAAAACAGCATTAAAATCTACAGGCATTAGTGATTTGGCAATGAAAAATGCCCCAAAATCGGAGGCTGGAAATGCTATCTTGAAACACAGTTTCACTTCCACTATCGCTGCAAGTGGAAAAAATAAAACGATAATGGTTCAAGGCAAAATGAGTCCGGTTGAAGATGATAATGATTTTTCAAGCGGAGCGGTATCAGAGTACAGTCCTATCTATACGTATGTAGTACCACAACAAAAGCTGACAGTGCCTGCAGATATTCATTGGAGCACAAATAAAGCAAATACATTGGTATGGACTTCTGATGCTGGCGTTGATTCAGTTTTGATTCGTCTGATGATTGATGGAGTACAGAGAAGGTCCATCATTGACAGTAAAATCACAGCAGGTACTAATGAATTTGATCTAAGTGATTTTTTGAATCGGGCTTATCAAGAATATGACCCTGCAGTATATCATTACAGTTATGAACTACAGTCTTTATCTGACCAGATTGAGACTTGGGCTGCAAGTGATAACGTTCCGTTTGAATAATGAATCACCTTGATTTTTTGAACAAAAATAAGGCCTGGCAGGATATTCCCGCCAGGCCTGTTTTTACTTCTTCGCTAAATACTTCATAGAGCAATACCCCACATCGCTCCCGGACTTAACAAGAAGCCAGTTTGTTCCGGACACTGATGTGTAATATCCGTAGTTCTGCACTACTGCCCCCTTCTTAAGGACCTTTAACACGGTCTTTCCCTTACCGGCCCCAAGACGCATGTTGAGAGCATCTGCTGTTACGGTGTATTTCCCGGCAATGCTCTTATCAAAACTCATGGCATCCTCGACCTTATTCTCCGTCACTGTCTTTGTGGTGGCGTACTTTCCATTGGTGAGGTTAACAACCGTGTGATGCCCCTCTGACACAAGAATATCCCCACGTTTAAGGTAATCTTCCTTCCTTGTGTACTTATTAGCTGTCAGGACTTCAAAGTACCCAGTCTTTTTAAGATACCCCCTCATGTTAGCTGTAACGAAGGAATTTCCATCATGGAATACCGCAGACTCCGGTATTCCAGCAAAACAGACGCATACAGCCACAAGAGCTGAACAGTCTGTCTCTGTATCCTCGGTTACCTTTTCCGGATCATAGCCTACTAACCTGGCCTTCTTTAAAAGGTCATTCCTGTGGCCCATACAGTAACCTATGTGGTTATTGTTTGCGGCTCTCTCAGATGCCAGAGCTATATTCTCAGCCATGGTGCTGTCCTTCGGACGAAGAACCACGTTAAAGGGTCTATCGTACCAAGGCGTGATGGAGACTTCCTCTCCTGTCTGATCTCCAAACTTTCCGCTAAAATACTCGCCTACTTCATTATGTCTTGCATGTGCTATCATATATTCCTCCTAAAAAAATGAAAGAGCCCTCCCAGGTTGTTTCCCCTGAGAGAGCTGATGTACTTCCCTTAACACCGGGACGCGAGATAAAGGATCACCCCCTTAACTGCTTGTAAGCCTGGTTAACCCCGGTTGCCGCAAAACCACTGACGATCCCGACAGCAAGAGCCGTGATGGGGTCTGTTGCAGGGAAGCCTGGCATAAGGTAGAGTGCTACTACTCCAAGCACTGCACCTGTGGTTCCGCAGATAACAGGGATAAGTTCATCCTTAATTGTGGTAGCTGCTTTACAGCCATTTCCGATTAGATATGCGATAACTGTGATCGCTGCGACGCTTGTAATTCCAAAATCCATAATTAACTCACCTCCTATGGGTTAGAACTTGCCTAAAACGAGAATGTTTTTTTGTTTTGCTCCGGGATATGATAAAAGAAAAAGGAGCAAAACTATGAGTCTTGACGCGAGATACATTGATGGAAGAGACCACGCTATTAACCTGGTTTCAAAATTTGTAAAAAAGAAAAGCAAGAAACATTCAAAAAAGAAGATCATCAAGCTTTTGAAAGACAGATGGCGCTTAGAGAATGCACTTTATAACCTCGACCCCGGATTCTTTAATGACTACAAAGAGTGATCATCATCCGGTAGTTTAAATGGCAACTCCATACATTTCCTATAAAGCGCTTCGCCGGTACCATTACCGCCAAGTGCTTTATAGGGCTTGAATAAGTATTCAAGATTATGCCGGTCTTCAACGGTACAATACCCACGTTCAATAAAATAGCTGCATGACTGGTAAAGCCTGTCATGCAGCAAAGCCATGATTCCCTGTCTTAGAATCTCATATTCGTTTTTCTTTCTGAAAAGAGCCTTCCCCATCCAGCTAATTACTGCGATGATGAGTGTGAACATCTCCTGCACCCAATACCGCAGGATGAAATCAACCATAAGAACCACCTCCCTTATACATCCGTCAGCGTATATGTGACCTTCATTGACTGAGCACTGGTCTTTACGACCGGAGAGCTCAGATTACAAATGGTACCAAGGTAAGCCTGTGTATAGGCATTATAAATAGTACCAAACGCTCTATATAGTCTATCCGATTCATAACATGTGTAACTACTTGTATAATAGCTGGTAGTATTCTTGTATTCTTCATCAAAGCAATAATCACCATCCTCATAAACTATCCCACAGCAGTAGTATCTTGTTGTTGAACCGGTAGAAGTTGTCCCATCATAACTTAAATATGCAAAAATGCCTCCATTATACTTAGGAAAGACATAGTGTATATATTTTTCGTCTAAGGTTAGTGATTGCACATCTACCACGTTAGACATATCCACTTTATATATGGTTTTACGATCATAGCTTATAAAGTAAAGATATCCTTTGGAAATACATGCAGATGCTGCCAAATTTGAACTTAACTCATATGTATTAATGGACGTAATATTTGAAATGGTTATGGTCTGTTCGGGTTCCTCATCAAATGACCAGTCGGAAATCTTTATCTTTCTTATTGTGATGGTCACAGTTCCCTTTTTGCTAACATGAGGTATTTTTATGGCATATAAATACCCGTCATACCCATTACATACAGTCCAATCACCATAGGCATTGTTGGGATATGCAAAATCAAACACCTCCTCCTGCTGTCCATAACGAGGAGTGTTGGTTTTTATCACATACGTGATCATTCTCTTTTTGGATATTTTCCCGCGATAATATAAATAGACATCTCCGGTCTCATCATCTAATGCGATCACCGTACCTGAGCCATTGTAAGAGGCACTGGTTCCTGTAACAAACTCATATCTAAATGGATTATTTCCTGCATTTGCGTTAGTCAAAGCTAGTGAAGCTATGGTTCCGTTTGCCTGTGATGTAGAGAAATCCCAAACGTTAACATATCCTGTGTCAGTAGGCCCGGACTCTGCCTTATTAATAGATCCGGCATGAATGCCTGTCGTATTGACTGTCTGTCCTGCAAAACCAGTGAGATGCACATTCATAGGGAAATGAATGTTTTCTACATTTTCTGTAAGAGGTCCATCAAATAAAAAAAGACCACCGAGGGCCTTCTTACCGATTGGGAGCACATTATAAGGACCGTATGCAGTTATATTACTTCCATTCTCAGACACCATCTGTGTTGAATATCCAAGAATATATTTGAAGGCATTGGTGACAAGGTTATCCTCCGAATACTTCTCTACTTTTCCGGTCTTTTCATTTTTAAGTTCAATTTCAAGATGCCCTTTCAGCATATGATCCTCCTTACTCATTAAGATATGCCATAACAAAGTTCGTGAGAGAGGCATTCTCATCCATAAGCACGAACTTAAAATAGATCTTTTTATTTTGTTGTAAACCACCGTATAATTCCTCAACATCCCTAGCAAGGAATGAAGCCATGGTCTCTCTCATTGTGAAGTTCACCCCATCATAGCTGAAGGAAACTTTCACATTTCCGGAATATATAGCAGTTATCTGTGTGATACCTTTGATACTCGGGTTATTTAAATCAGCCACAGCCTTTATGCACTGAGGTTCTGGAACAGATGTTATTCTTGCCCTCGCTACAGGCTCATCAGTCTCTGAGAAACGATAGATAGAAGGTTTCGTAAGGCTTATTATCTGTTGAGACGTTGGAACATCATCTGAGCCGTAAACCCTGAATATCTCAGCAAGACAGAGGTCTGACCGAGTTTTACCGGTCAGTTCAGTCACCGCTCCTCCGCTTATCGTATAAACTTTTCCATTAAAATCAGTCATTAGATATTTCATGTTATCACCACACTGTTCAATACCCCGATTTCAGGGTATGTGTCATAGATATCAATTACCTGAAGGTGTCCTTCATCAACTGATGAATTACTGCTACTCAGGCTGTAATCAGTCTCTAAGATAAAGGCATCATCATTTCTGATAGTCACGTAAGTTGAGTTAATTTCCGGATCACCTTCAGAGTGAGATACAACAAAATACCTGATGATGTTTGAAGCTATGCCTCTGTCAGTAAATCCACCAATTATTGATGAGATATCAAATGAGAAGGTATCACTGAATCGACCACCCGTAGGAACTGCAGGTCTTACAACAGCAGAATCCGTAAAGTCACCCAACAATGTATCGAATGTGAATCCCTGGAACTGTTCTTCTGCATTTATTGTTCCATCCCATGATCCGGTACCTGCAAGGCCCATACCTTCAATCACTGCATGCACAGAGTCTTTATTAATATGTACGCTGCCACCATTTAGCTCAAGATAGATAACCCAGGTGTATAAAGTGTTCGCCTGGACATCACCGATATAGTAATAAAGGCTTAAGATATGCTTTCCATCAACTGCGTGGGTTTCTATGGGATGATAATCAATCTCCGCTCCATTCAGGGTGTACCCTACCGTAATTATTGCTGCATCGCTGCCATCAGTCTTTGTGACATCGAGTAGGATTTCAGCCCTCATTGAAACCTCGGACTGCTTAGTTGAAGTCGCAAACCGGATGGATGCCACAATATTCCTTGTCCCATCCCCGATGTTAATGGCTTTACTATTACTGAAGAGGTAATGAACTAAGCTGTTCTCATTGGTATTGGAAACAAGACCTATCAGGTTCTTATCAGTCTTACTCCTTGCATTTGAAAGTGCCGGGTCCTTCCCAACACCAGTCATCTCGTAATTGCCGTTATATTTGAATACATACTTTGTAATGCAGTAGAGCTTAGTGTCATCTGCAATTCCATCACCGAAAACAATTATGTCCCCAAGGTCATAGGCAGGGTTTCCGATGGCTTTTACCTTGAATGGAACATAACAGACACTTTGAAGGGCATTAAGAACTTCTCGCCTCATGTCTTCCACTGTTTCGGCAACGCCATATTGCAAGAATGGATTGGAACCGAGATTCATGGTTAACCCATCGTCCGGTTCCATTCCGTAGTATGAAGTGGTATTGTCTGCCATGTTCACAACAGAAATACCTGTGAATCTCGTCTCAAAGTCCGAGAATGATGATCCTGTGAATCTGTGCTCATCATCCAGGGTGTCGACCACAGTGGTTCCAAACTGCCGGAATACTATGTTCCCGTTCCTATCAGCTGTTGCGAAGCAGCCACAGGCCTGAGCTAGCCAAGAAACAAGATCACGCCAGGTCTCCACATCATTGGTGGTGGTTTCTGACATCATGGTGGTTCCGTTAGCGAAGCTCTGAAATTCTTCTTCTGTTGTGGCGAAAACAACGCCAGTTTCTTCTGTAATTATCTGAGCGCACTCATAAGGAGTGACCTCAGTGATTACTCTATTACAAGGTACGTCCAGTAAGGCCATATGGTCATAAGCCTTTACAACCACACCACTTTCAGTCCATTCAGCAGAATCTATAGTGAATACCCCAAGTGGTATTTCCTCATAGGTTCCATCACTTAGTTTCAGTCCAAAGTAAGGTGTAACCTCCTTACCCTTCCAGTTGTACCTGTTAATAGGTACATTCATGAATGTGGCATTCAGTTCTCCTATGTAAACCTGGCCAAGTTCAATATTGTCATTACTCGAGCACTGGTTCGTGATGCTGAAGGACCCTGCAAGTATGTTTTGATCGGTAAATGAAGCATCACCGATAGTCCCTCTCATACGAAAGCGCTGTACTCTTTCATGCATGGCATCTTTATATGCTTCACTTACCTGATACATCAGAATTCCTCCAGATTAAAAGAAACCTCCCAGAGGCCGTTTGTATTCCTTGTCCTCTGAGAGTTTTTGACGGGCTCAGCCTTAAAGCTTCGTATCCTCATATAGCGGAGAGCATAAGTTTCACTTAGGAGGTCGTAGGTCTTAACCTCTATCACGTCTAAAATACTAAACTCCTTAAACTTCCTGGCCCAGGTGCTTGTGCACTGGAAGCCGCAAGAGACTGATAACTTATCATACCTTGTGACTGAAACCTGATCAGTTCCAGCCTCTGTAGTATTCACGTTCTCAATAACTTGTGAGGTTTCAGTCCAGGTAACAGGCTCAGGAATTGACTCATTATTAATGAGAATAGGGAAATCTATAAGCATGTTACCTACCTCCACTTCTGTAATTTGTGTTCTGCGTAGCCCGTACAACTATTTCATCAATTCGTTCCTGCCCAATGTAAACAGGAATGATGGTTGTTCCCCCTCTTACGCTACCAACAGCATTTCTCACAATCTCTGCCAGCTTATCTGTTCCAACAACTGCTTCTGATCCGGCCTCCCCTCCGCCCAGGAGCTTTCCACCTGCCATACCGAAGATTGTAGGGCTGTTAAGAATATAGGCATCATCCATGGCCTTCTTATACCAGTCCACAGAGAAGTGCGGAACTGATGGAGGGTCCAGGGAGAAATGTCCTGAAATGCTGAAATGAGGGAGCTTAATCTTTGGAAACTCAAGCTTGCAGCCGGAGAAGAAGCTCTTAATTTTCTCAAGACCTGACCTCACGATGTTCTTTGCATTTTCAAGGGTCTGGGTGAAGGTGTTCTTTACACCATCAAGCTTACCCTTTGCAGTATTTAGGATTTCTCCGAACTTCCCGTTAGTGAGCTGGTTTATGAAGGTGAATACCTGGTTCCATAAGGTCTTTATGAATTCAAGAGCTGCACCGATGATTCCCTTTATGCCACCACCCTTCTCATCAATGGTGGATTTAATCATTTCCCACTTTTCATTAGTTGCGGACCATGTATTTGCCCATGCAGTGGAGATGTTATCCTTAATCATAGTGAAAGTTTCACTGCAAGTGGTACTTATGTTATTCCAGGCATTAGAAAGTCCGGTTGTGATATTCTCCCATGAGGTCTCTGCTCCGGACTTCACACTCTCCCATGTCTTTGAGAAGGTATCACCGATTCCCTTACAGATATCAGATGCTCCGTCACACAGGCCATCCCATAAATCGGAACATACATCACAGATTCCGTTCCAGGCGCTTTCTGTTCCACTCTTAATTCCATCCCAAAGACCTGAGAAGAAGTCGGCTAGGCCTTTGCCAAGGGCTTCTACACCTTTACAGGTTGTATCCCAGACGCCCTTAAACCACTCAGAGATAGCTCCCCAGTTTTTGACGATAAGAACTACCGCCGCTATTGCTGCAATAACAGCTGCAATGATAGGAAGGATTGGTATTATTGCTGGAATCACAGCTCCGATTGCGGGTATTGCTGTTGCTGTAATAAAACCAGATACAGTACCGATTGCTGATGTGACAGTTCCGATTACGGATATGACATTACCGATGACCATAAGAACCGGGCCTATGGCTGCAGCTACAAGTGCTACCTTTATGATGGTTTGCTGCATCCCAGGTGATAAACCTTCCCAGGCTTCACGAAGTCCCACAACCACATCCTTTAGTGTTGTGAGTACATCCACAAGGATAGGGCCAGCCGCTGTTACAAGCTCAGCACCTATATCCTTCAGGTTATTCATAACAACGGTCATCTGATCCATGGGATCAAGTGTTTCGTTGAAGGTGTTTTCTACATTACCAGCAAAATCAGCCATTGATGAAGAAAATCCATCAAAGGATAGCTTTCCGGTTTCCATGGCATTGTAGATAGCGGCACCTGCTTTTGTTCCGAAAAGATCGTATGCTGCCTGTAGCTTCTCAGTCTCAGAAGCATTACTCTTCATGGTTTCAGAGAAGTTCTTTAATGCCTCATCAAGTGAGATTCCATCATCGCTCGCGCTCTTCATGGCTTTTTTCATACCAGCCATGGCAACACTAACGTCCATACCGGACATCTCGACATTTCCTAAAAACTGAGCAGATTCAACTGCATTAAGGCCCATATCCTTTAGCTGGGCCGCATTTGCTGAAAGGTCCTGGGCAAGCGCATCCATAGAAAGACCGGTGGCCTGCCCTACTGCATTTAAGACATCGAGCATACCACCGGCTTGTGATGCATCCATACCGAAAGCATTCAGTACAGACGATACGTTATCAACTGATGTGGAAACATCTGTATTATTGAGAGTTGCAAACTCCACAAACTTAGTGGAGAGGTCTTCTAGTGCCTGACCTGTGAGCCCGAACCTTGTATTTACCTCACCAACAGCTTCAGCAGCTGTCATGAAGTCAGTCGGGATAGTCTCAGCTATGTTCTTGGCACTTTGCTGCATAGCTTCAAGTGCCTCTCCGGTAGCACCAGTCTTGACAGTTACTATGTCTAAGGCTGCATCTACTTCCTTCCAGGCCACAACGGAGGCAGCACCAACAGCTACGATGGGGGCTGTGACATTCTTTGTCATCCCCTGCCCGACATCACTGATCTTGCCACCGACCTCTTTCATCTTGTCCCCGGCAGTCTGTAACTGCTGAGATGCAACGGAGCCGAAGTTCTTATACTCATCTTCTAAGCCCTTTAGGGACTGAGTGGTTTCAGCAATCTCCCTTGTGAGAGCTTCCTGCTGACGTCTTGTTTCCTCGGTCTGCGGGCCGGTCTTAAGCTGTTCTAAAGCAAGCTTTTCTTCATTAAGTTTTCTCTTAGTGGCATCTATAGACTCCGTCAGGTACTTCTGCTTCTGAGTAAGGAGGTCAGCGTTCCCAGGGTCCATCTTAAGGAGCTTGTTCACGTCCTTCAGATTACTCTGGGTATCCCTTATCTCCTTATTGACACCTTTAAGAGCATTAGAGAGCTTCGTGGTGTCGCCATCCAGTTCTATCGTGATGCCTTTTATACGATCTGCCATAAAGTTCTCCTTTTACCAAGCGTCAAAGTCTTTTTGCGTTGCTACCTCCCGGTACTCATCACTGTGGAGGTCGTTCCCGGATTCGATCATCATGTCCATCACAAGACCTTCCTCCACCTGGTCAAGCTCTTCCAAAGAAAAGCCCAACTGCTTAGCTCGAAGCATATATACTGCCGTATTTACTTCGCGCTCAGTTGGGCGGCTGCTTTTTTTGCTTTAGAGCTTGTACCTCTTGAACCCAGATACAGTGAAACAAAGTCCTGCATATGCATGAAAAGCTCTGCCCCATCGAACTGATCAGCCCACTCGAGGAATTTATCAACATTAAGCTGGTTAATATCCTTCTTCTCTGCCTGGGCATTCATGATGAAGGCAAGCTTCTCACCAACAGTCATATCAGTTTGATCATCCTTATCATTCTCCATCCTGTTAAGAAGAATCATAAGGTCCTGATGGAATACCTGCTTGAACCTGTATGCTGTAGTACCTGTAGAGATGAAACTTAGAACCTCCTCAGTTCCATCAGTCTTTTTAAGAGTGATCTCTTTAAACATAAAATGTCCTTTCTTAGCCTGCTGGTTCCGGTGTAACTGTTGGGATGTATACAGCCTGATACCAAGCCTCATAGGTTGCAGCTGCTGTGTCAGCACTTGAACGAGCCTTCACGATGTTCTTTCCAAGGGTTGCATCCTTAATACTTGTGGCCTTAACTGAAAGTGTCTCAGTCTGTACCTCAATGGAATCTTCCTTGGTGGAAGAAGCAACTGATGGTCTTGTGGCTGTACAGTTATAAAGCACATGCCTGATCTCGTTCACATCTCCATCAAACTCAAAGAGAAGTGCAAAGTGTACAGGCTGTGCATCTGCATCCTCAATAAGCACTCCGTTATCATCCTTGATCTCTCCAAGGACATCTTCCCTGAAATCTTCCGGCACCATGGCAGATTCATAATCACCTTCATAACCGCTGTTGGAGCTAGTTACGAAGTACTGAATACCATCGGCCCAGAAGGGCTTCTGCTCACCCTGGGCATCCAGTGAAAGACTAACCGCTCCCGGCCATGCCACAGGTGTTCCGTATGTCGCTGTGCCATTTGATGCAATAGTTGCTATGGCATAGTGGACATTTTTAAGATTGTATTTAACCTTATTCTTTTTGTTAGGCATTACACTACCTCCTCAAAACTATATATGACTTCATAAAGCTTCTCTGACTCTATATAGGTTTCTGATTTATTGAAGAAGATCCCATAATTCCATAAGAGACCTTCAAGTTGTGATTCGATTTCCGGATCTTTTTTATCCGTATAAAGCTCAATATCAACTACCATCACACCAAGATAAACGGTCCCGTCAGCTCCGAAGTTATCAGAGTTTGGGGACCGGTAACAGATGAATGGCGGATCAGGGCTTTCACCCTCTGCAAAATGGTCATATGCAAAGGGTATTTCTAATTCAGTGAGTAATTCGATTATCTTATCCATCACTTAAGTCCCCTCTTTATATCTTCTTCCAGCTTCTTGGTTACTTCCTGTTCTACTGGTGCTATGTGGACCCTTGCGGGAACTCTCCCGCCACCACGCTTTGCATGGCCCTTTTCAAGTAAATGGGTAAGGCCGTACAATTTCCTGGAATGAATAACTACATCAAGTTCGGATGTTGATTCCTTTACGGTCTTTACAGCCCAGCTCTTTGCGTACTTTCCTCTATCCTTTGGGGATGTTTCTTTTAGTTTTTCTTTTGCCTCATCTCCGGCTTTCTTTACGGCGTCCTTCACTATGTCCTGGGCCTCGTCCACATATTCTTTAAGGCTACTCATGACTTCCGCTTCCAGTTGATCTATCTTTATATGCTTACTCATCGTTTCACCTTCTCACACTTAAGCTTCAGGCTCCGGTGACGGAATCCCATGGGGTCTATGGAAATGACGTTATATATGGTGTCTCCCAGGAGCACTCGAATCTTTGTAGCGTCTTTTCCATCAAGAACTTTCGTATACCTAATGGTGAAATCCTGAGACTCCTTATCAGTCACAGTACCTGCAGCAATACCCTCTGAACCTCCAGCCTGTACAGGTGTGGCCCAGCAGGTATAGAGGTCTGTCCACTCATTACGATGGTTCCCGATACGGTCTGTAACAACCGAGTTCTCTTGAATTGTAATCCGTATGTTCATAGCTGCTATATTCATCAGAATCTCGGCTCCCTCTCTCCGAAAAGCATATTTCTAAGCGTGATGGTCAAAGCATGATGATCGGCTTCCTCGCGATGCTCGTTCAAGTAAGCAAGAGCATAAAGAACTGCCACTATAACAAGAGGACTATCAGTCTCAGACAGGTCATCCAACCGGAGGATACCTGCAACAAGCTGCTCAGCTCCGGCTATCTCCTGCTGGATCACCGAGTCCTCATCATCGGAATCCACCCTCAAATAATGCTTTGCCTCATCAAGTGAAATCATAAGTACCTCCAAAAAGGCCCTGCAGAATAAACTGCAGAGCCGTAAATATTATCAACCTTCGTTGTTACCGCTATTAGATGCGGAGCCGCCACACTTAAGAATCTGAACAGCCTCAGGAAGAAGGAGCAGACCGTCAACTCTCTCCTTTGCAACATATCCGATCATGCCGTTTCCAGCGAAGAGCTCTCTAAGTTCCTGGAATGATCTGGTTCCGCGATCTCCGATGTTGTAGTAAGAATAGTCGCCAAATGCGATGGCAGACTTTCCTGCTTCAAGACCATTACAGAAAGCAGAGGTATGAGCTGTGTATCCAGCAATTCTGTCAGGCTCACCTGCCTGATATGAAGGCTGCCAGATATATGCTCCGTTCTTATCCTTAAGCTTTCTAATGGCTGCAAGAGTAGAATCATTCAGGATGAATGATGCTCTCTTACGGTATGGCCTCTTAAGGCTATAGATGAGATCGAGGATGTCATCAGTTGTGATAGTTGTTCCGGAAAGGGTAACTGCTACATCACCACCTCTTGTCTCATGGAAAAGGCCATAAGGCTTGCCAGTTCCATCACCATTAAGGAAGGCGTCTTCCTCAGCATTAGCAAGTGCACGACCGAACTGAGTAGTGATGTAACCTTCAAGATTGAAAGCTGCATCATAAAGAAGCTCCTCAGTTACCTTGATAGCAACATGAAGCTTGTGGGCATCCATGATCTTCTGATCAAATGTTGCATCACCGAAGGTGAGTGCTACACCCTCTTCAATCCATGCTGCGGCCGGCTTTGTTCCTGCGATGTTGATCTTGTGCTCACCTGATGTGGTGATCTTTGTGGCAAGACCTCTCATGATGTTCTCTTCCTCAAGGACATCAATAAGTCTACTGTCCCACTCAGCAGGTACCAGGTAACCACCATCAGTGTCGATACCTTCCTGAAGGACGTTACTAACCTGTCTAAAGTTTGATCTCATAGCAGTCAGCATGTCCTTTGCATACTGCTTGGAGAATCGGCCTTTAAGCTCAGGCTCCTCAGTATCCTTCATAGGCTTACCTGTGAGGGGCATAGCTGTTGGCTTTGAAAGCTCATTATCAATAGACTGCTGACGGTTGAGGCGCTCGATCTCTCTTGTGAGATCAGTGATATCCTTTTCCATTCTGTCATAGGTCTCACCATCCTCTGCAGATAAGGTACCCTTCTCTGTTCTGTGTGAATCAAGAAAGTTCTTAGCTGCTTCCCAAGCCTGTGCTCTCTTATTAATAAGTTCCTGAATAGTCATAGTTGGTCTCCTTTACATAAATGAATGAAAAAAATCAAGGCGCCTCTGCAGTTCGTCTGCATCTCGCGTCTTGATTTCTGTTTCTTCCGGCTTTGTCTCAGCCTTAAAATGTTTAGTTACTTTATTGGTGAAGGTCTGTGCCATTTTCTTAGTTGAAAACAACATGCCTGTTGTCACTGACTCCTTAGGTTTGGTATCAGTAGACTCCTTAGGTTCATGAGGTTCATCACCCTCAGCCTCATCAGGTTCACTGTCCGGAACCTCATCAGGTTCATCCTTAGAGCTTGTACGTTTCATGATGTCATCTGCAAACCTAAGCTCTACAGCCTTATTTGCATCCATCCAGGTCTCATCATCCATGAGCTTGGAGAGCTTATTCCTGGAAAGACCTGTCTTTGCAACATAGGCATTGATGATGGAATCCTTAACGGAATCAAGCATTTCGATAGCCTTCTGCATGTCACCACGATCACCCATAGCCATTGTTGCCGGGTTATGGATCATAATCATTGAGACTGGGCTCACCAAAACACTGTCACCGGCCATGGCGATTACAGATGCAGCGCTTGCTGCAAGGCCATCAATCTTTACTGTTACATGTCCTTTGTAGGAAGTAAGCATGTTATAGATTTGGGCCGCTGCGAAACAGTCACCACCTGGTGAGTTAATCCAGACAGTTACGTTTCCACCTCCACTCTCAAGCTCAGACTTAAAAAGAGCCGGGGTGACGTCATCGTCAAACCACGACTCTTCTGCGATAGTTCCATTTAAGATTAGTGTACGTTCCTCTGTGTCCGGAACACCTTCTGTTGGTGCTTTATTCCGCACCCACTTCCAAAACTTATTCATTAAATCCTCCTTCGGGTTTTTCTTTTATTCTCTGGTTCAGACTCATCAGGTTCTTTCTCTGCCTCCTTAGGTTCAGGACTTCCTGACTGATAGGCTGCACCTGCCATCTTAAGAGGTGTCATTGTTCCATTCACCATGAACAGGTTACCTCCTTCTTCCTCAGGTATAAGATCCCAGTTCTCAAGGCGTCTCACATCATTAGGACACATGAAGCCGTTGTTGATGCCGGTTGCATAACCCTGCATGCGGCTCTGGTAGTTTCCACGAAGAAGTCCGTCTACATTAAACAATGCAAAGTACTTACGTTTCTCTTCTGGTGATAACAGAGACCTGCTGATTGCAGATTCTATTCTGTTAAGCCATGGCTGAAGAACGTATATAACAAACTCAAGGGATTGCTCCTCAATATTAGAAAATGTGGCGTGTTCAAGCTCGCCAATAAGGTGGGGTGGTACTCTGAAAATACGAGCGATCTCATCAATTTGAAATTTTCTAGTCTCAAGAAACTGAGCCTCGGAAGGATTGATACTGATGGGCTCATATTTCATACCTTCTTCTAACACGGCCACTTTATTGGCGTTCTGGCTTCCACCAAAGGCTGCCTGCCAGGATTCGCGAACTCTCTCAGGGTCCTTAAGTACCCCAGGGTGTTCAAGAACGCCGCCAGGTGCGGCTCCATTTGCGTAAAATTTGGAACCGTACTCCTCCGCTGCCATTGAAAGACCGATGGCATTCTTTGCCATGGCGATTGGGCTGTAGCCGATGGTACCGTCGAATCCTAAGGCCGGGATGTGCATTACATCACGTGGTGTAAGAATCACCGTGTTCTCTTTGTTGATAGGAGCTTCATCCTTCGACCACTGGTATCTATAAAAGATGTGTCCATGTTCGTCTCGATCTACCGTCATTTTGTTAGGCATTAGTGGGTAGAGACCTACGATCTCATTTCGGCCATTACGTATAATCTGAATGTACGTATTGCCATATAGGAGAAGGTGGGTCATTATGGTTTCCCTAAATATGAAGGATGTCATTTCTTCATTCGGTTCATCATGAAGCAGGAAATAAAGGCTATGATCCACGGCCTTTACCTTGCTACCCTTATCATCATATCTGTATAGGTGAAGCGGTAGGCTTGCTACTGCTTCTGACAGTACACGAACGCAGGCATACACAGCTGTGATCTGCATGGAGCTTCTCTCCGTCACAACCTTTCCAGCGGAGGATGGGCCAAAGAAGAATCTGTAAGCACCACCGGCTGTACTGTTCTTTGGCTCTGCTCTTGCCTTACCGAAATGAAATATGCTTTTTAAATCCATTGAATGCCTCCTTGATCGCATCAAAAAAGCACCTACAGTTTATCTGTAGATGCTTTAATTGAGTATTTGAATTATTCAAATACAACTATTCTTTTTTCAATATTACTATTTACATCAACTGTCTTGAATCCGGCGTTCATCCATGCCCGACAATGGGGATGCGCTTTAGTCCTGCTGTTGTTCCACCACGCATTGTACTTATATGCACTCAGTGGAAGTGTATCACCAATAATTTCTTCAATCTCAGAAAAACTCATCTCAATTCTTTTGCCTTTCGGTTTCTTTGAAAGATAATCAGTTAACGCATCATAATCCCTCATAAATGCACCTCACACATATTTTTCAATAATTCCATTAAGCTTTAACATTGCGTTTCCGTAATCTTCGTCAGTTGTTGGATTACCAGTGGGATCGGCTTCAAATCTATAAGCATAGCTTACTTTCCCTTCATAGATATCATTCAGATCATCACAAACAAATTCACAAAGTTCATTATAAATTTCTGTGTCCCGAAGATCGAAATACTCCTGGTCTAACACAAGTTCAACCTTTTTATGCATTTTATCTGCTATATTTGTAATGGTTTCTTCCGGGTCTTCATTACCAAGTGCACTTAATCTGTGCCAATAATCATTAAATCCGTCTGAGTTATCAAATTCTGTCAAAAACCAAATACAAATATCATAAATCTTCTTTACGGCAGTAATTTGCCTATCTGACAATTTTGCCATGTCATGTCCTCCATCAGCATTTTTTAAGAGTTTAGTAAAGTCATCAATTTCGAGTGTTTTTGCAAGATTTTCTACAGTTTCAATATCAGTTGGAGTTGATTTACCATAGCGCCATTTATGAACTGTTTCCTGTGAAGCATGTAATTTTTCCGCAATCATACTTTCAACTTCACAACCTTTCATTTTGTTATTATCGCCATAAATTTTAAATTGAATCTGAAAGGCGTGTGTATTAAATTGCTTCTCTTTTTCATTAAATATATAAACTCGAGATTTCATTTACTATCACCTCATATACTATTTTGTCCAGGACAATTATAATTATATGATATCTGACTATGATTTAAAGGGAAGCATAATTATTTACCTAAACTTACCTTTTTATAGAATCAAAATTCCTCTGCTATCGTAAACACTCTCCGTGTTTTCATGCCTTATACATCTATCAAGTGCCATGATGGCTGCTACAATTCCATCAATCTTCTCTGGCGACTTTGCCTTTGTAGGTTTGATGTTCTCAGCAGCATCCATGTCAACAACCACATTCATGGCCATCCACTTAAGAACAGGGTTCCCTCCGTGGATGATTTTTTCCTCCATCATGAGCTTATAGAACTCCTTTGTGGGTGGGCTCATATCTTTAAAGCCCTGGCCAAAAGGGACCATGGTGAATCCGTCATTCTCAAGATTCTGAATCAGCATGGTGGCATTCCATCTATCAACTGCGATTTCCTTTATGTTGTAGATTTGGTAAAGATCATTTATAAACTTCTCGATGAAGTTGTAATCTATGACGTTACCTTCTGTCGCTTGCAGGAAACCCTGCTTGTGCCAGGTGTCATATGGAACTGATGCTCTCCGTACTCGGAGGGGTATCGTGTCCTCCGGTACCCAGAAGTATGGAAGGCAGATATAGCTTTCAGTTTCGTTCCTTGGAGGGAACATAAGTACAAAGGCTGTGATGTCACCAGTGGATGACAGGTCCAGGCCTCCGTAACATTCCCTTCCTCTAAGGGATGCAAGGTCTATAGGCTTATTACCCTTGTCAAAGACCTGCTCAGGTATAAAAGCAGTTGTGGAGGCGATCCACATGTTAAGCCTTAGCTGCTTAAACATGGCTTCCTCTGCTGGGTTTTCAAGGGCTCTCTGGTGATGTTCCCGGACGCGTTCTATATCGATTGTCTGTCCGAGACTTGGATTTGCTTTATACCAGTTTTTCTCATCATGCCAGTCATCCTCATCAGTAAGGCCATAGACCACCGGATAAAATGTGGGATCGACCTTCTGACCTGAAAGGATATCCTTTGACTTTTGATGAAGCTCAAAACAAATAGAATTCTTATCCTGACCGGCCGTGGTGATCATGAAGTACAAGGGCTGTTCTCTAGCATCACCGGAACCTTGGGTCAAAACATCATAGAGCTTTCTATTTGGCTGAGTATGGACCTCGTCGAATATGAGCCCTGAAACGTTAAGACCGTGTTTAGTTCCTACTTCAGCGGAAAGAACCTGGTAGAAGCCAGCATTTGAGAAGTTAACAATCCTCTTTGTTGCAGCCATGATCTTCGACCTTTTAAAAAGGGCCGGGGACATATTTACCATCTGATGGGCCACATCAAATACAATGGAGGCCTGCTGGCGATCCGCTGCAGCACCATACACTTCTGCGGAAGGCTCATTGTCTGCATACAGCATCCAAAGTGCAATCGCGGCCGCTAGCTCAGACTTTCCGTTCTTTTTGCCGATCTCAACGTATGCTGATCGGAACTGTCGGTTTCCGTCAGGCTTAACAATCCCAAATAAATCTCTTACTATCTGCTCTTGCCAAGGTAGGAGCCAGAACCGTTTTCCGGCCCATTTTCCTTTTGTGTGTCGTAGCTGCTCTATGAATTTAACCGCCCTATCTGCTTTCTTCTCATCGTAGTGAGATGTAGGAAGCATGAAGCGTGATGGCTTATAGTTTTTTAGCTTGGGATAATCATTAGGTCTTTCTTCCATCATCCTTCTCCAAGTAACTCTTCCATCTCATCAACTGTGCCGCTTCCCTTCACAGAATCAGAAATGATTCGTGATCTTGCTGCCGGTGTTAAACCGAACTGCTCAGCGTAACGGCCCATCTGCTTAAGGTATTGCTGTGCAATAGAAACCTGCGGCACCTGCATCCAGTACCCTGATGGTGTTCTCACAAGGGAACCATTCTTTGAGATGAATTCCTCGTTCTCTTTCCACCTGGAATAGCACTGGCAATAACCAGCGAAGGCCGCCATATCAACTTCTGTAAGAACGCCCATAAGTTCAAGCTTTGAAGCTAGGCGTTTCCATTCTCTTTTTGCTTCTTTATCAAGCCACTTAGGACAAGGCGGAGCTTTCTTATCCGGCCTTGGTTCGTTTTTATTAAGTGGTCTTTTACCAGGATTTCCTTCCAGGACCTTTATTGCTGTAGGTACTGGCTTCCGTCCTCTCGTAGCCATTAAGCTCGCCTCCTTTTCTTTGTATTAAAAAAGAAGCCCGAAGGCTCCTTCACGATTCTTTATTTTGTTAATCCCCAGGCTGCTGCGCTTCCTTCGTCCTCGAAGGTGTTTTCTGAAAGGGCTATGAGCTTGCATTCGTCTTCGCAAGTTCTGCCTTTTCCTGTAAATTCGTAAACCGCTGCGTAGTGTCCTGGCTTTCCGTATGTGTAGTAGTATCCGAGGCAAATGGTTTTCTTTCCAAAGCTAAGGGTTTTAAATCCTCTGCACTCAAGTTCCTCAGGTGTGCTTGTTTCCGGTACTCTGTACTCTCTTGCTAAATCCTTTGTCATTTTGTTTTCCTCCTTAGGTTTTCCTTTTCTTTTGTTAGTCTATATATCACTCTGAACCACATTTATATCCAGTTGATTAGAGGCATATATGTACCAAACATCCATGGAGGATTATGTGTATATTTAACGAGGAAAAGGCTGGCTTCCCAGCTTCTTCCCCGGAGTTTTCTTTTTTAATATCGCTGATCCATCATCATGGCTTCGACACTATCAAAGCCTCTAAGATGAGCGAGCTCTGTTTCCAGGCTGTAAACCTCTTCATAAAGCGGATCGTAAAACCCTGCTGGTGCGAATCCGCATCCAAGCTCCTGATCCGCGTTGATAAAGTTCTCAATCTCTTCTATCTTTCTTATGATCTCTTTCTTTTGTCTTGTCATGGTCCGATCCTCCGTTTCAGGCTATTCTCATCCTGATCCCGTTCTGGATCTTATCTTCCTTTGACCAGGCATCCTTTATTGTGATGGTTGTAAGTCCAACCATCTTGCAGCCAAGGGCGTCAAGTTCGTGAAGAACTCTCATAAGGGCTGTGCTCTCGTCTGTTGTTACAAACTCTGTGATCCCGGCTTCCTTCATGGTCTTTACGAAATCCTCTGCGGTTCCTGTCTCCCAGGGAAGTTCCTTTACCATGAACTCGCTTGCTCCGTAGTAGTTTGTGTCTTCGTAAGCTCTGTAGGCTCTATCCTGTCCTGTTGTGAAGGGGAATGGGAATTCTCTCTTTTCTCTTTCGTTCCAGGCCTTTACTCCGTCCCAGTCGCCTTTGTTCTCAAGCTGAAGCTTCTCGGCTTTTCTAATTTCCTTTGCCTCTATCCATCTCTTTCCTTCTTCTTTCATGGTTTCAAAATATGTGTTTCTCATGTTCTTCTCCTTCTGGGCTTTGCCGCTTTTCTTTTGGTAGTTTATATATCACTCTGTTTCCGATATATAGCGAGCAAATTAGAGAAGAATATGTACCAAAGATACCGGGGCACCTTTGGTACATTTAGGGATTGTTGTTTTCAGTTTTACTGTGTGGTAGAATCAGAAACGCAACCGGGAGAAGATTTGAACCTCGGTTTGAATTTTTGAGCATTAAGTGGCTTGGCTTCTAGCTGACCACTCATTTTTTATATCCTATGGCACCTGTCTTCACCGTAGCAAACGTTCAGGCTGCTTCCGTTATCCCATGAAACCATAATGGAACCAATATCATCAACACCTATGACGGTTCCTTCGGTTCCGATTGGCGGGGCCTGTGGGTCATCCATATGGTCAAGTACTACCCGGCAGCCTTCCGGGTAGCTTTTTCTTAGTCTTTCTATTATTTCTCTCATGCCTTAGCCTCCTTCGCTGCATCGCGCTTTGCTTTCTGCTTTGCTGAAAAGGCTGCAGCTTCTTCCTCTGTCCTGAAGGCTGCGTTTCCTGAAAGGTTCTGCAAAAGGATCTTTCTTGTGTTCTTGTACTCGTCACCCTTCATTCCGATCCTAAGAAGCCAAATCCTGAAGGCGTATTTTTCATTCTCTTCATCAACAACTTTTGTCTGTATCCGCTTCTGGTTAAGGGCCTGTGTATTCATGAGGCTTGCAAGGTCGATGTGGGCCTCCAAAATCTCTGAATCCTGAAGCTCCGGAAAGCCTAAAAATTGTATTTCGGTATTCGTGATCTTAAGTCCCTTCAAAGCATCTGGGTAATCATTCATGCATTCGAAGAATCTTTCCTTTGTAAGGTTGTCGTCCTCTTCTGCCAGGGAATCAACCAGTTCCTTTTCAACTGAGAAGGTTGCTCCGGTTGCCTTGTTGATGAGCTTTGCTCTTTGGTAAAGAAGATTCACAAGGTTTCTAAGTGTTGAGCCTGTGTGGTTCTTAAGAGGAAGCCCTATGCAGACATCGTAGTTATCATCAGCGGTTGCTGTTTCCTCTGCCTCTAGCTCCGGCTCTTCGAAGTCTGGCTTCTCGATAATGCCCTCTTCGTAAAGGGTTCTGAGGATTTCTTCATCAGGGTTCTCAACCTCAAGAGCGCCTTCTTTTGTTACTGTGTATTCTCCGATCACGTATGCGTAGGTCGGTGTGTAAAGGTATGTAGGTCTTATTCCTAAAAGCTCTCCGAGTCTGTTTACAAGAACCTTTCTGTCTTTAACCTTCTTTTCTATGTGCTTCATGGTATTTCCTTTCTGGCCTAAGCCGCTTGTTTTTTTGTACTCTATACATCACTCTAAAGCGGGCACTTATCCAGTGAATTACTCATATTCGGGAATACCGACAAAACAACCGTTACATATTTGGTTCTATATTCCCGGGTACAAAAAAAGCTCCACCAATCGCAAGATCAGCAAAGCCTTTACACTTCTTATAAACTTTATCTCGAATCCATTTTGGAGCTTTCGGTACCTCATTATATCTTCCATATTCTCCGAATAAACATTCCATTCCAACATTTCTGGCCTGTACAGCTTCCAAAAATGTCATAAAGTATCCCAGATGAATATCATGCTGACATACTTTTATTCTTGAACGGTATTTGTTTCTACTTCTGTAAAAACTAACTCCGGCAACACCAGAGGTATTGTTACGCTGCAAGCCCTGATTACATTGATTCTGCTGATGGGTTACTAAACGCAAGTTATCCATCCTATTATCAAATGTATTCATATTTTTATGATCGACTTCATATCCTGGAATAGGTTTTATGAAATAGCTATGTAGCTTTATCCCTGATCTATCCTGAATATAAGTCGCATCTATTTTGTCCGGATCAGTATAATTTCTATACCAATTCACATATTTAATCAGGTCAAATTTATCAGCATCAAATAGAAACTGTGTACCGTCCGGGATTGTTCCTATACCTTTAGGACCATCAAACACATATTTTGTATTACTCATTTGTCTGTTCCTCATTAAGGCTTGCTAACACTTCCTCGAGCATAAGTTTCTGACCATCACGGATCACATAGATTTCTGCCTTCTCATCAGCCGATGCTTTATATCGCATAACGGCTACGTCTACGAACTTTGGCTCAAGTTCAACTCCGTAGCAAATGCGATCCATCTGCTCACAAGCAATAAGTGTTGATGCAGAACCGAGGAAGCCATCAAGGACTAATCCATTCGTCATGGTGCACTGCTTTATAAGATAAGCTATAAGCGGTACCGGCTTGCTGCTTGGATGTCCAAAGCCATCCTTGCCGGAATCCTTTATGGAATCAAACTCGAAAACGGAGGTCTGCTTCTGATCTCCATACCAGGTGTGCTTCCCATCTTTTTTCCATCCCCAGATGATCGGCTCCATGTTAAACTTCCAGTCTGTTCTCATAAATGGGGCTCTTGGCTTCTTCCAGATAAGTCCGGCCCCTACACGGAAGCCAGCATCTTCAAATGCATCGTAGAATACACGAGTTTTCATTGTAGCGTAGAACTCATATATACAAGCATCATTGGCCATGGCATTTTTGAAGTTGGTAAAGGCCTTCATAAGAAATTCATAGCCCTGCTTATCATCAAGGTTATCGTTTGCTATGGTTCCGGACTTGTTCTCGAGCTCTACGAAATATGGAGCATCGGTACAAACCAGGTTCACCTTGGTATCACCGAGCAGCTTTTCATATGTTGCCGGATCAGTGGAATCACCACAAATTACCGTATGTTTTCCAAGATGCCAGATGTCACCAGGCTTTGAGAAACACGGCTTTGCAAGCTCCGCATCTACATCAAAGTCATCTTCCTTTGATTCTGCGGGCCAAGCTTTATTGAAGAGCTCTTCCATTTCTTTTGGCTCGAAGCCCGTCACCATAGTGTCGAAGCCACTCGCTTCAATATCCTTTAGAAGCTCTGCGAGCATCTGCTCGTCCCAGGAACCGGTGATCTTGTTGAGCGCAATGTTCAGGGCTTTTTCTCTTACCTTGTCTACATCAACAACGGCACAGGGCACCTCGGTGTAACCAAGATCCATGGCCACAGTTAATCTCTGGTGTCCGCCGATGATCGTCATGTCGGAATTAACAACAAGGGGATCGGCAAATCCAAACTCTGTGATGGAGTCCTTGATCTTCTGATATTCCTTGTCGCCAGGCTTCAGCTTTTTCCTTGGGTTGTATGATGCCGGATTCAGTTCAGTGACCTTGATCACTTTGAGTGTTGCTGTTTTCATGTAACTTCATCTCCTTCTTACGTTTTCTTATTCGATGTTTATCAAAGGCCCACCGGCATCTATCTGAGCAGAATGTCCTGGGCCTTCCTTTTTGCGATTTCATCACCGGAGTGCTGCACCAAGGGCAGAACCGTTTCGCGCAGGTCCCGGAGAACTCTTCAAAATCAAAATCCATTTATGTGTCCTCGAAAGTCGTAGGTGTCACGTGGAAACAAATGTTTCTGGTATTAAAAATTTTTATATCTTCCAGCTAGGATTTAACTGGAATTTAGGCATCAAAAAACCGCAGGAGCCTTGATTTTTCAAGGTTTCCTACGGTTCTTTAATTATTAAACGTTTTGGGTTCAATCCCCCCTATGCAATTTCGCGAAAATCAACGAATCAGGGGGCGGCGGTCCCAGGGGTACTTCAGCGTAGAGAAGTGAACCTCCCCCTACGCTGCCATGTCCTCAAAAAGTTCTGGTAGAATTAAACCATCTATGTTATATTATGGGTGAGCAATAGCTCGCCGGTCATAACGGCTAGAATATTATGAACGTGTATGTATAACCTCCGTTAAACGACGGGGTGCTTCGGCGTAGAATATCGTTTACGTGTGTGGAAGCTTGTCGAAAGGCAGGCTTCCATTTTTGTCAAAGGTTGGTTTATATAATGAAGATAGTAACTATCAATAAGGCTTTATTAACTGAATTTCAAAAAGATCCTGAAGTTCTTCAGAAAACTTCACGCCCGTGTGTTTTGATTATTCGCTTGAAATATAAAGGTCTAAATAGGATGTTTGCCATACCTATGCGTTCAAACATATCTGCAAATACACCGAAAGACCAATATTTTGCTTTACCAACAAGATCAACTACCCGTCCTGGCAATCATCACGGGTTGCATTATATAAAAATGTTTCCCGTAACAAAGAAATATCTTGTTCGTTATCGTACTCAAGGTAATGCCTACGCTACTACCATTCAGACAATAATTGATAAAAATGAGAAAAGAATTGTAACTGAATGCCAAGAATACCTTAATAAATATTCAACCGGAATAAAAATACCTTACTCTACGGATATTGATTTTCTGATTTCCATCCTGGACTCATTAAAATAATCAGAATGAACTTAATAGCTGTATTTTACCTCTTTATCTTCCGTCATGGTCTTATGATCATGACATTTTTTGCATAACGGTTGCCAGTTACTTCTGTCCCAGAACAACTCCTGATCTCCTCTGTGAGGAATTATGTGGTCAACCACCGTGGCCGGAGTCGCTATACCTTTCTCAAGACACCTGACACACAAGGGGTGAAGCTCCAAGAACTTCTTTGACTCTCGTCTCCACTTGGAGTTATATCCTCTGGTAGCTGCTGATCTCTGCTCTTCTGGATGAAGTGCCTTATGGTTCTCACAATACTTCTGTCCAACCGACACCAGCTCCGGACAACCAGGATGCTTACAAGGTACTTTAGGCTTAAGCGGCATGTTGGCTCCATTTTCCGTATAAAAATAGCCGGAGGGTTTTATCCCTTCGGCTTTATCCATCTTTTGACGATATAAGTATATCATGTCTAAAACCAAAAGTCTTACGCGATTTTGGACAAATATGGTACTCTTTATAAATTTATTGTTCAAAAATAATTAAAACTAATTTAAAATGGAAATAATTTAATTGTATAAGAAAGGAACTATATAAACATGCTTGATATATCATTAATGCCAATTGAAATTGATCCTGAGAAAGCTATTGATTGCATTCAAAAAATAAAAGATTCTAGGGCAAACGAAATGAACAAATTATATGGCAATTTTTTAACCTCAGTACGTAAATATAAGGAGAATGCTGTTGATTCTCAGATAAAAAACAATCTCGATGACTCTATTCAAGATTTGCAATTATATTTCGGAAACTCCGCGAATAGAAATGAGAATTCTGATGATATTCTTCAATTACTTGAAACAATTAATAATAAGATACATAATTATCATTCATTAATGTATGAAAGCAATAATTGTTATGATAATATTTTAAAATGTAAAGTATGTGAAGATATTCGTGAAAGTGGAGAAAACCCTGACTATACAAATTGTCCAGATTTTGATTATGATCCTTCTAAAAGCGGATCTTGCAAGGATATAAAAGCATTTTACGAGGAACGTCAAAAATTCTATGATAGTAAAATTGAAGAGCTCGATAATGACTTAAATAGGTTAAGAAACCTCATACGTGATTATTGCCACCCTGTAAATGGCTCCTTCGAAAAATTAAACCAATTTAACCAAAAGATAGAACGTTTAATAAATAAAGAAAACACAATTAATTCTTATCCGCAATAGAGCTTGAACACCCCAGAATTTTCTGGGGTGCATTTTTATTACTCTTTCCCATAAAGCAGCACTACCATATGATCAAGTGCTCGATTCTTTTTCTTGTAAGCTGAGGTCTGCTCGATATTATACTTATCAGTTATGATGTTTACAGGATTATCGCCATATTCGTTGTCTATATAAAATGTTCTAAGCACATCCTGTTCTTCTTCACTAAGCTTATCCCAGGAAGGCTGGAACCACTCCATGTACTCAATCGCCTGGCGATAGCGTTCCTTCAAAACATCGATACGCTCGATCCCATCAAGAATCCTGTCCTCACTCGCAGTATCGTTATGTCCGCCTGATGGCATATCACTGTACATTGGACTACTGACACCGGTCATGTGTTCATGCTCATCTCTAATCTTTTCATCCGTATTGGCTATGATAAACTCCATGCTGCTATAATCTCGAATGGCATCGATTGTCGCTGCTCTTTTGTCGAGATACTTCCAGATAATACTCATGATACTTTCCTCCCATTAAGTCTTGCCTTCACAGCCGCTATAAGCTTCTGCTGTGTTGTGTCTTTATGCTCGAGTGCTTCCAGGACATCTTCATCAACAGTGTTTTTGCAAACGATGTGATGTACCGTAACCACATGCTTCTGGCCCTGGCGATCAAGTCTTCCGTTAGTCTGCTGATATAACTCTAATGACCAGACCATAGAAAACCATATAAGGATATGACCACCATCCTGGATGTTTAATCCATGTCCAGCAGATGCCGGGGAGATAAGACCTACCTTTATCTTTCCTTGGTTCCAGTCGTTTATGTCTCTGGTGGCTTTGATGTCTCTAGGATCATACCCATCTTCCCTAAGCCGGTTCATGATTCTCTTATGATCGTGCTTGTACCAGTAAGCTATGAGGACTGGCTGTCCATTTGCCTGCTCTACTAAATCGCAAAGCATGTCGAGCTTCTTTTCATGAAAGACCACTTCCTGGCCTTCATCGTTATACAAAGCTCCACTTGCCATCTGGAGAAGCTTTCCAGAAAGCACCGCAGCATTTGATGCTGTGATGTCCTTTCCCTGTACTTTTGTAACTAGGTCTTTTTTCAGCCCATCATATATAGCTCTTTCATCATCACTCATTTCAACCTCGTGCTTTACATAGATCGCAGGAGGCATTTTGAGATAGTCCTTTGCCTTCATGCTGATGGTGATGTCGCTGATCTTTTTGTAAATCTGCTCCTCTGCTCCGGGACGAAGGGAATAGCTATAAACAACTCCGGTATAAGGATTAAGGCTGTCTGGTTTAAAGTACTGCTCCCTGTACTGACCTATGAACCTCCCGAGTCTCTTACCTCCATCAATGACTGCGACTTCTGCCCAGAGGTCCATGAGACCGTTACTAGCGGGTGTACCTGTTAGGCCTATCATCCTCTTTATAAACGGCCTCACTTTTCTCATGGCCTTCCACCTCTGGCTCTTATGGTTCTTGAAGGAACTAAGCTCATCAATGATCACCATGTCAAAGGGCCATGGGGTCTTGTGCCTTTCGAGATACTCAACTAGCCATCTGAGGTTTTCTCTGTTGATAATATAAACGTCTGCATCTGCTTTAAGGGCCCTTCCTCTTTCTTTGCATCCTCCTATCATCAATGACACACGGAGATTTGAAAGCTCATCCCATTTCTTTACCTCTGCCGGCCAAGTGTCTCTTGCAACTCTCAGTGGTGCTACCACAAGGACCTTATTAACATCAAAGGTGTCATACTTTAAATCCTCAACGGCCATCAAACTTATTGCTGTTTTCCCCAAGCCTAGATCTAGGAACAATAAGGCATTTTCATTCTGCTCAATAAAGTTGATAGCATATTTCTGATATTCATGTGGTATGAACTTCATAAAGCACCTTCTTTCTTGAGCTCCTGAAGAAGCACTGTTCCTTCAAGGTCTGTTAATATTCCGAATGTCGGTCCAAGGAAAAACCGTTCAATTCGTGATATCTCATCTTGCTGTAATCCTTTACGGGCTCTGCGGTAATCTTTTACAGCAAGAACGATTACCGCATTTGCAAGCCTCTCATACATTTCTTTCATTTATCGCCTCAATAATGCCTGCTATCTTATCTGGGTGATCCAGTACAAATACCTGATAGCCAAGCTGTCGTAACTGTTCATGTCTCTTAAGCTGCAAGGGTCTTGGTTTCTGCCCTGGGGCCTTTACCTCAACGAAACCTACCTTCCCATCACGTAATAGGACTAACCGGTCAGGCATTCCTGCCATTCCGGGAGACACCAACTTTGGGCAGATGCCTCCTGCAGCTTTGACTTTAGTAACGAGCTTTTGTTCGATTACTTTTTCCCGATTACTTAAAGAGCTCATCCGCTACCTTCTTTGCTATTCCGATAATCTCTTCATCAATCGGATTATTAGAAGAATCGCTGAGATCACCATAAAATACAGAAAGATATTCATTACTAACTTCTGGGTGGTCTTTGAACATGTGGTCCTCTGCTTTTGAACATGTCTGATCTAACCTGCCTAAAGCTCTCATCATCGAGTCTGTTTCTGCTGGAGTAAGCACTTTGGAAGCATCCACACAAAGCTTTGCGGTAACTTCCTTCATCAAGCGAAACTCCGCTCCTACCTGCTTATATAATTCAATTGTTCTATTTTTAACTGGTAACATTTTCTAACTCCTCATCAATGAAATTTGAAAGTGGCACTCAGTTCACTCTCCACCTAAACTCTCTATATAATTATTATTTTTAATACTCTATATATGACTTTTAGGTGAGACTGAACTGAGTGCCACTATTTATATAAAAAGCAATATTTATCTATAAAAACTTTTTACTTTAAGTGCCATGACATTCACTATGCGATTATGGTTTTCATAAATTTTTACAAACCAATAGTCATGACTGTCACTCTAAGAAATCCTGACCGTCCTTTAACTTAAGTCCGAGTATCATTCTTCCAGTGTTCCGCTTCCTTTTTTCGTATCCTGCCTTCTCAAGAGAGTTGTAAAAATCCGTGGTACTGTGGATATACTCACCTGATGAAAGACATGATGCGCGATATGTCTGATAAAGCTCACCTGACTTGGCTTCTGCTTGAGGATCAACCTCACAGTAATCTTCAATAAATCTGCCTAACCAATCATTGTCGCTGCGATATGCATTGATAGCGTCTGCTACGACCTTAGGTTCAGTGAACTTAAATTTTTTATCGATGGCCTTCTTAGCACCTTCGATAATCCATTTCATGATGTAAGGACCCGCATTCTCGAAAAGATAATCAGCATAGTTCTTGATATCGGACTTGCCGGTGATCTTAGCATTGAAGGGAATCACGATAAGGCGACGCCAGGTACCATCATCATTCCCAGATACCTTTGGAAGGTAGTTTGTATAAAGCACCAAAGTATGTGATGGTTCAAAATGGAATGGGTCCTTATATTTCTTCTCTGCTTCGATCGGATCAATGGAACAGAGCTGCTTAACCATTCCTGTGTTGAGACGAGTACCCTCCTCAAGCTCAGATGCAATGATGAGGCGCTTCCCTTTAAGTTCTGCCATCTCAGGCTTCACGTTACGCTTGCAGTTCATCGTAAGAGCCTCAGCTGAGAGCTTGCCTGAATAGTTACCAAGTACTCTCGCTATGGTGTTCCAGAAGGTGGACTTCCCATTGGCTCCTCCGCCATAAGCAATAATCATGTGCTCTGCATACACTTTACCGATTGCGGCCATACCTACGATTTCCTGTACATACTCGATGAGCTCGGTATCGCCACAGAAGAACAACTGCAGCGAGTCTTCCCAGAGTTTTTTGCCTTCATCTCCAGGGCCGCACGCTGTGATCTTCGTGATGAGATCATCCGGATCATGAGGGTGGATGCCATCAAGTCCTTTTGAAAGGTCATAGGTACCAGCCGGTGTGTTGAGGAACTCAGGATCATAATCCAGCTCTGACACATCGATGGCGAGCATTGGCTTTGCTGCGTTCTGGGTACTGACGATATTCTTGTAATTCCGATACTTCATGACATGTTTTTTATAGATATCAGCACCGAGTAGTGCATAAAACAGTCCAAGCTTATTTTTAGGTACTTGCTCTAAAAGCTTCTTGCCTCTTTCTTTTACAGTGTTCTCACTTATCCCAAGAGAAATAAGTGCCTCTTCATAGATACGAATTTGTTCCATTGCATCAGCAAGCTGGTTATCCATGAAGTCTTCAACTGTTCCGAGGGCTTTCTCTCTGTCCTCATACCAACGATCACCCTGAAACGTGATGAAATCCGTAGCACTCGTGAACTTGAGTATTCCGCTACATTCCTTTGCGAGAACTTTTGCTTCACCCATATCGGAGTAGTCATCTGGCTTAAGAAACCCTGAGCCAAAATCGTTATTATATTCATCTGGAGGGATGTACCCTTCGGATTCGACCACCTTTTTCTCATAGAACTTTGTGGCGCTGTTCCAAATTTTCTCAAGCTCGTATGCTGCTAAAGGCGGCTCGCACTTCTCTGCTCTCTCATCAAAGGCCTTCCTGGCCTCAGGTGTATTACCAAGCTTCTTAAGGATGCGGCCGGCAAAATGGCTCATGGTATTGTTTCGGCTTCCTTCTAAAATAGAGCTGCTATATGCGGGGGCTTCATCACCAGATGTAAGGTCTCCGTCCTCGAGTTCATCTGTGATATTCATCCAGCCTTCATGCCAGACAACATCGTCGGCCTCACACCCATAAAGAAAACGAGCTGCATCCAGAGCGTTACCATCAAAGAACGGATAGTTCTTATAAAGAAGCTCCTTGAGTTTCGCATACTCGGTAGCATCCTTTATCTCCGCTACCGGAAACATCACATGATACCTTGGTGCTGCAGGGTGACTCCCTTTTGGAAGCATGTGATGTCGGCTTGGTACCAAGCAGTAATTAATGTCTGGGAACAGGTTATCAAGTTTCTCTTCTGTGATGTACTCTGACGGATCATCCGTATGGTCGTTGTCGATATCCATCACCACCACATCAGAGGAAATGAAGTTGTCGTTGCCTCTCTTATTTCCTATGTAGGAAGCACAGACATGGTCTTTTCTGACTGCCTTCTTCAATGCTTCAGCATCTGTGACTAATACCTTGTTTGGGTAATCATTATTTGAAGCATTCCCAGTGCAGTTAGCCGTAAAAATAGTAAATTGCATTTAGGCTCCTCCTTAAATCTCTGTAAATGTCTCTCTGCACTCTTTGTCAAAGTATCTGATTGTCTTATGAAGCTTCTTTGCCCTTACGATCTCTGCACTCATACCTGATGATGTTTCATCACCGAATACCCAGAGCTCATCACATTTACCGAGCAGGATCATATCCATAAAAATAGCCAGTTCCCGTTCTGTCTCCTCATCCATATAAAGAGGCAGGAGTAAATGCGGGGCCAGAGGAATTGCATCGCGATCAACAGCAAACCTGCTGTATCGCTTTGCGGCCTCTGTGTTTGTGATGGTGTCCCCGGAATACTTAGAACAAATGTAGACCAGCGGACGATACTTTCTCCTTATTGCTGCAGCTACTGCTTTTGTAGCTGTGGGGTCAGGATAACCCTCATGGTTTAAACCGTAACTTTCCATACGATTCTCTCCCTTCGCTAAAGTAGAGGATTTACCTCTCTAACTACCTAAGGGGTTTCCCAGTGATAAATTCCGGAGATTTTGAAAATTTTTTTAAAAAATAAATTGCTTCCTTACTGAAAGCAAAAAATCAATCATAATTTTTTCTCCTAAACCCGGAATTCCGATTCTCCTAAACCCTTAGATAGGTGTAAGGACAAATTCCTCCCACTCTTACTCCCTCAGAAGAGATCAATTTGTTCGGTGAAAAATTTTTAAAAAATCCGGAATTTGTTCCTTCAAATCCCCTTAGAAAGATAGAAAGGCAAATAAGCCAATCGGAAAGCGAGGTTAATCAAATGGGAAACACAAAGGAATCAGCCAGTGTTACCGCTGATAGAGAAAAACTTATCGATACTCTTATCGCCATCAGTGTTGTAGCAAAGAGCCTGGCAGCCAAACTAAGACAAACTAAAGAAAGTGAGAATTATAAAAATGAAAAATGAAGTATTACAAGCAACAAACAAAGTAATCGAGAAAGGAAATGACATTCGTGATAAAGCAAAGGACTTTATCTCATGTATAGAAGTCCTGCTTGATGCAGCGGCTGGATTAAAGTCAATTCTTGATAAATATGATGGAGGGCCCTGCAATGAGTAAGATGACAAACCTGAATCTTATCCTTGATGAGATGATCGCTTCTGGTCAGAAAATGATCGAAGCCGCAAATGAGTTAAAGAAGATGTTCTCTTCTGAAGGATCAACGGAAGAGGTAGAAACTCCTACTCCGGAGCTCGAAGAGAAAACTTATACCTTCCAGGAGGTACGTGGGATCATGGCTACTCTTATGAGTAAAGGAAAGAAAGCTGAAGCAAAATCGCTTTTAACTATGTTCAATGCTACAAGGCTTAGTGACGTAAAAGAAAGTGACTACCCTGCTTTAGTGGCTGAAGCCGAGGTGTTGCTTAATGGCTAAGCATGCATTCCTCTCTGCTTCCTCATCGCACCGCTGGATCAACTGCCCACCGTCAGCGAAGTTATGTGCAGAGATAAAGGATGAATCATCACCCTATGCCCAGGAAGGCACAGATTGCCATGAGCTTTGTGCTTACCTTGTGGAAAAGGCACTAGGAAGAGATGTCACTGATCCGATACCGACACTTACCTACTACAACGGAGAAATGCAGAACTGCGCAGAGGAATATTGCTGTTACGTACTTGAACAGTACGAGAAAGCTAAAGAATACTGCAGTGATCCGCTTATCTTCATCGAGCAGCGTCTTGACTTCTCAAAGTATGTAGAGAACGGATTCGGTACCGGGGACTGCGTCATCATCGCTGATGAGGTTCTTCATATTATCGACTATAAGCATGGACTTGGTGTTCTGGTTGAGAGCGAAGGGAACACACAGATGATGTGCTATGCCTTAGGTGCCTTGGATGCCTTTGATGATCTATATGACATCGACCGTATCGAGATGACTATCTTCCAGCCGCGTCGGGAGAACATATCAACCTGGACTATCACAAAGGAAGAACTACTCGCATGGGCCGAGGAAGTTTTGAAGCCAGCTGCAGTCCTTGCCTATGAAGGTAAAGGCGACTTCAAAGCCGGTGACCATTGCCAGTTCTGTAAGATAAAGGCCACCTGCAGAGCCAGGGCCGAGGCAAACCTCGAGCTTGCAAAATACGACTTCGCAAAGCCTCCAACACTTGAGGATCACGAAATAGCTGTAATCCTTCCTCATATTGATCAGCTTGTTTCCTGGGCTAATGACATAAAGGAATTTGCACTTATGAAGGCCCAGTCCGGTACTCAATACGAAGGATTCAAAGTTGTTGAAGGCCGCAGTAATCGGAAATACACAGACGAGGCAGCCGTTGCTGCTACTGTCGCCCAGGCCGGCTACGATCCTTATGAAAAGAAACTACTCGGCGTCACTGCCATGAGCTCACTTCTTGGAAAAAAGAAGTTTGAAGAACTATTAGGTGACTTAGTGTACAAGCCACCAGGAAAACCTGCACTAGTCCCGGAAAACGATAAACGTCCGGCAATGAACACTGCAGCTGAAGATTTTAAATAAAGGAGAATATTTATGAGTAAGATTGTTAACCCAACAAAAGTTATCACAGGAGTAAACACAAGATGGAGCTATGCAAACGTATGGGAACCCAAGTCCATTAATGGCGGCACACCTAAGTACAGCGTGTCTCTTATCATTCCTAAGTCAGATACCGTAACAGTCAATAAGGTTAAGGAAGCAATCCAGGCAGCGTATGAAGAAGGTGAGTCAAAGCTCAAGGGAAATGCTAAGGTCTGCCCTGCTCTTGATGTCATCAAGAACCCCCTCAGAGATGGTGATAAGGAAAGACCTGGCGATGAAGCCTATGCTAACAGTTATTTCATCAATGCAAACTCAGGTACGGCACCTGGAATCGTAGATGCAGACCGTCAGCCTATCATTGAGAGATCAGAAGTATACTCAGGAGTTTATGGCAGAGCTTCCATCAATTTCTATGCCTTCAACTCAAACGGTAATCGCGGTATCGCCTGTGGTCTTAATAACCTCCAGAAGATCAAAGATGGAGAGCCACTGGGTGGTAAGGCAAGAGCTGAGGATGATTTCATGACAGATGAAGATGATGATTTTCTTAACTGATACTCTACCGGCCATGAGGTAAAAGAATATGGAATCAATAAAAGCAATAAACGATTTTTTGATTAACTACACAGTTTTCTTTCTACTTATGTGCTTCTGGGTAAGTATCATCACAGCCTCTGTAAAGAAACTCCTCCTGTTATTGAGATTATTCATTCGCTGGTGCTTCTCAGAATGTTTCAGAAAGAAGAATTGATACTTTAACGGCGGCGGCTCATTAGCTGCCGCTGTTCTTAATGGAGGCAAAGACTAATGATCATACATGAAATCTCCTTGGATTTGGAGACGTATTCTGATATCGATATAAAGAAAAGCGGTGTTTACAAGTACGCTGAATCGGAGAACTTTGAAATATTACTCTTCGGCGTATCTATAGATGGAGGTCCGGTAAAGGTATACGACCTTGCCTGTGGGAACATACTACCTGATGAAATAATAGATGCCCTAGTAGACGACACCGTCATCAAATGGGCCTTTAACGCAGTATTTGAACGAATCTGTTTGTCTTACTGGCTTAAAAGGAATTACCCAGATAAGTTTAAAGGCTATGGCCCAGAGCAGGACACTACCGAAAATTATCTTAACCCGGTCTCATGGCGCTGCACTATGGTCTGGAGCGCTTATATGGGACTACCCTTGTCTCTCGAAGGGGCCGGTTTTGTGCTAGGACTTGAGGAACAGAAAATGAAAGAAGGTAAAGACCTCATCAGATACTTCTGCATGCCATGTAACCCTACAAAGGCTAACGGAGGTAGGACTCGTAACCTGCCATGGCATGCTCCTGATAAGTGGGCTTTGTTTAAAAAATATAATGAACGAGATGTTGTTACTGAGATGGGTATAAAAGAAAAACTTCGTAGGTTCCCTGTGCCGGATTTCTTATGGGATGAGTACCACCTGGATCAACAGATCAACGACAGAGGCATTATGGTTGATATGCAGCTTGTAAAAAATGCTATATCCTTTGATGAAAGGTCCAAGGCAAGAATATCATCACAAATGAAGAACATGACGGACCTGGATAATCCAAACAGCGTAGTTCAAATGAAAGCCTGGCTATCAGAGCAGGGAATAGAGACAGAAACTCTTGGTAAGAAGGCTATAGCTGAACTTATAAAAGATGCACCAGAGGGCCTTGCAGAAGTGCTCTCCCTCCGTCAGCAACTTGCCAAAAGCTCTGTTAAAAAGTATCAGGCCATGGAGAATGCTGCATGTGAAGATCACCGGGCCAGAGGTATGTTTCAGTTCTACGGAGCAAACAGAACCGGCCGATGGGCAGGTCGCCTGATCCAGTTGCAAAATCTACCACAAAATCATATGGATGATTTGGCAGAAGCCCGGGAGCTTGTCAGGAGAGGTGATTATGAATCATTAGAAATGCTGTATGATGATATCCCGGATACGCTCTCACAGCTCATCAGGACCGCTTTTATAGCAAAACCAGGATACAAGTTCTACGTAGCGGACTTTGCTGCCATTGAAGCAAGAGTCATTGCAGCTATTGCAAAGGAAGCATGGCGACAGGAAGCTTTTGCAAAGGGCCAGGATATCTACTGCGCCAGTGCTTCTAAGATGTTTAACTGTCCAGTCGAAAAGCATGGCATCAACGGGCACCTTCGTCAAAAAGGTAAAATCGCAGAGCTGGCCCTTGGGTATGGTGGCTCTGTAGGAGCCCTTAAAGCTATGGGAGCTCTTGATATGGGACTAAAGGAAGAAGAACTACAGCCCCTTGTAGACGCCTGGAGGCAGGCTAATCCAAATATCGTATCTCTGTGGTGGGATGTTGACGATGCTGTAAAGAAAGCAGTGGAGATGCACACCAGCACCGAGACTCATGGCATCAAATTCACCTGGCGTAGTGGCATGTTATTCATCACTCTCCCTTCCGGGCGGAAGCTCACATACATAAAACCCAGGATCGGTGAGAACAAGTTCGGCGGTGAAAGTGTAACGTACGAAGGTATCGGAGCCACCAAGAAATGGGAACGTCTTGAGAGCTACGGACCTAAGTTTGTTGAAAATATAGTCCAGGGTATTTCAAGAGACCTACTCATGAACGCCATTAAGAACCTGCAGGGGGCATTTATTTGTGGGCACGTGCATGACGAGCTTCTCATCGAATGCAAGGAAGATATATCCCTTGATGAGGTATGCAAGGCTATGGCTAAGAACCCTACATGGTTCCCTGATATTCTGTTACGAGCTGATGGGTATGTTACTGAGTTTTATAAGAAGGATTAAATATGAAATCCTCCAGGGGTCATTTTCCTGGAGGATGATCTTTATATATGGTTCTTTATGTGAGTGTATATAGCCAACCCTTTTTTCTGGCCATATTTTTTTATGATTGTCATATAAATCTGCTGCTTACCTTTATTTGTTCCTATGTTTTTTACAACAGTGGATGCAACATAACCAGATACATCATTGTCATATCCGGCTTTGCTAAGAAGCTGCATTATCTTTGTGTTTATCTCCATCTTAGCCTGACTCGTTGAAGTTGCTGATGTTGTAGTCTTGGCTTTTGTAGGGTTATCGTATTTCGACAATAAAGGTTTAATAGTATCATAAACCTCAAGATAATTTGAATACTCTTCTTTTAATGCATTATGAACTTCATTTGCCAATCGTTCTTTGCCATAGAGACCAGTAACAAGCTGTGCAACTTTATTATTAACTACTGCTTTAAAGTCTGCAGAGCTTAATGCTTGCATTACTTCCTGATTTAGCTTTGTTTTCTTTTTGCTATCGACTTTAGGTGTGGTTTTCTTTGGCTGATCCTGCTTTGCTGGAGAAGCTTTTGGTGACGACACTTTTATCTGTTGAGCCCGGGAAATCTTTAACTTGGTTTTATCCTTCCAAAATTTGATAACATTATCAAAATCTGTGTCTTTACTAATAATAACTACACTGCAATCTTTTCCTTCGTTCTTACCGGAAATGTATCCTAAATAGGAGCTTATATGAATATCAGCAGATTGTTTTCCAGCTGGAACGTTTAACATTTCAATAGTAGCACCACCATGATTGGCGATATCATTCATGTCTATTTTCTTTGCATTATTGGTGAAGAATATAATTATATGATCTGTTTTGGTTAATTTATCACAACCGGTAAGACCATCACTGTTCACGTTTTCATAATCAATCAAGTAAAATGTCTCTATAACTCTCACCTCCTGTTGGCCTTTTATGTGGCCACTTATAGTATAACTAAAGCACTGATCTTTTGACCAGTGCTTTAGCTTAGAATGACCTATTAATTAAACTTCTCTTTGTATATTTTCTGAGCAGCTTTCTTTGTTTTTTCGATAAAAGCATACCCCTGGGTTTTACCTTTACCGAGGTCTATCATCTCAAGGATTTCCTTATTAAGATACCCATCATAAAGGAGTCTTACAATTTTACCCATTTTTTCATCCTGCTGTTCGAGGTCCTGTATTAACATCTCAAGTACCATCATGAAAAAAGCATCGTCCTCTTCTTTTGTGGTTCCTATGGCAGATGGTAAATACTTCTTTTTCTGCTCGACCTTGTTATTCTCAAGATCTTCCAGCGTCTTTGTGGATATATCGTTTAAAGGAACTTCGTCTAAGCACTTTAAATACCGCTCCACCTCCGCATTAAAAATCTTCATGTAGTTATCCATGTTGCCCTTCTTGTTAGGAACAAAAACAACACGTACTCTTTTCCCATTTGGTAATGTCCAGGTTTCAACATTCTCTGGATCAAATCCCATATGGATCAAAGTACCCTTTAACTCATCAGTTAATACTGCGGGAACCAGTTCTTCATCTTCACTAACAGGGATGTTATTAAAGGCCTTTCTGTTACTAAAATCACGATAATGTCTGTCTTTCTTTGACTCTGCCATAGTGGCTTTCCTCCTTAGATTTGCGTGGAGGAATCCACTTCATGGGTAGAGCTAATTTAAAGGCGCAACTGACCACCAAGACTGATACCTCCATCTTGTTTTTGTGTGGTCAGTTCGCCTCAAAGAACTGACTCAGTATTTAACTGTTTGGCAATAAACCCTTGAGACTCCTACATCCCGGGTGATGTAGCAGCTTACTGCCAGTGCATATTCGTATGCACCACCGTTATATTCATAAAGGCGTATAAACTCACTTGAAAAAGAATTCATATACCCAGATGAAACTGTTTGATTGATAAGAAAAAAGCCCCATCATGATGCTGTTCTTACAGGATGAGAAACAATCATTCTCTAGTCCTGCATCACAGCGCCACGATGGGGCTCACATGCGAGTTACTAATTAACTTATGCTGTTTTTAGTATTATAGTTACGTATTGTAATTTTCCTTTTTTGGCTTTTGGGCATTTATGCCTTTCGTGCACAGGCGTGTGTCCGGTCAAATCTTCGGTACAAACCTCTCCTAAAATGCATCTTTGTCCAGGTTGTTTACCATAGGGACAAATCTCTTCTTGACACCTAATTTCCTGAAATATCATCTTATCTACCCTCACTTTCTTAGTTTATAGTCAAATTTTATTGCTTACACACGGAATTATTTTTCTATTACTGTCGTAGCTTATTCTTTTTATTTTTCGCGAGTGTTATAATTTATTCCACATGAGAATAAAAACAATTTCCAAGGAGGAATATTTTATGCCTCAGACGCATGACCTTGATCTTGTCGCCCTTGAAAATAACATAAAACTCTTAATGCAAAAAAAACACATTACACAAAACAGACTTGCAGCGGAGTTGCATATGGTCCAATCCACATTCAACAAACACCTTAAAGGTAATCCTTGCTTTTCCATAAAGGAAATATTCACTATTTCCCAGTTTTTTCATGTCTCAATTGATGACTTATGCAGTAACACCTTCGCTGATAAAATTGAAACAACATCCACTGACAATTCTACAGAAGAAGCAAAACCAGAATTAAAAGGTAATCAATTAGCCATTGCACGTTATCACAAAGTCTGCTCCGCACTTGCCGATATCTTTAAAAATACTGAACTTTGTACTCAAATAGTTAGTATCGAAGAAATTGTTTACGATCAGGAATACGATCCCCAGTATGGTGGTTATACCGGAGAATATGTACGCCGCCGTGACAATCCAAAAAATGAATATCCAGCCATATACTTCTCCAACTACCTACCTGTAGTAGAACACTTTGATTCAGAAAACGAGTGGGATATGTACACCTCAGAACTAAGATGTTTAGGCAATTATTATGCCACTAATTTCAAGATTAATCGTTTTCTGAAAAAGCTTATTGATCTTCACACCACTTTTAAGAATGGCAGTATGACATACTTCGATTACATTCGTTCTATAGACAACAATCTTTTCAATGTGTTAGATGAGACCAAAACTTAATAAAAAAGCACCAGAATATACCAATGAACGCAGTATCATTACTGCAGTTATTGATATATCCTGGTGCAGCGGTGGTTTACTTTGAACCCCTAGTGACTCAGTCGATACATCGACAATATTATTTTTTCGAAAATTTCTGAGTTGCGCCTCTTATCATTTTAGAAGGTCTAGATGTCATATTATCAAAATCAAATATAGCCATATTATGACACTGAGGACACTCATAAGAAGCTAAACCGTGTGCTCCTATAAACACCATTGCTTTATGTTTTTTATGACAAGGGTATGGTATCCAACCCTTTAATTCTTCGGCACATGTATCTAACATTAACTATCCTCCTCTGATACAAATTTATAATTACTATCTCCATTTTCACTTAAAATGTCCTCGTCTGCGAAGTTTATTGCCATGACTTTTTTACGATCAAAGACACTATCAGTCATTTTATTAGATTCAAAATTTTTTTCTTCGATCAGAGTAGATTTATCTAAATCTAGCAATATAGCTGAAAATCTGTTGTTTAACACCCCATTACTGACCAGATAGCAAAAATGGTTATATATTTCTTTATCAACAAAGCAAAAACTTATCTTAAATCCTTTATATTGTTCAGGCGTCCACGCATCTGTTAAAAAAACAGTCGATAAATCACGCAGAATATTTCTTGCTATATTTTCAGAAGACATATTTGAAATTTTAAAATCTTCTGTACTTTGAGGAAATGAAAAGAAAATCCATGTATAATTCTCATTTTCTCCATTAGTTTCAAAAGCAAAATCATAATTCATAGTTTTTTCAGTCACGATAAGCAACTGACCTTCATCATAATCAAAATTCTCAGGAGCAGCAGTCAAACCTCTCGTAAAGAGTTCTGCTATTATAATAGCGAACATATTTTTCTTCACTTGAATATACACTTCATTTCTGGTGCTATTTAATTTAACTGTTTCCTTCATCAGCTTATGTTGTGATCTTGATACATAACCACAAGCTCTCGCAAGTTGAACCATGGTTTTAAGAGTATTACTCTCTGACTGATTGACAATTGCCACAATAGCTTCAAGTGAAAGTGGTTTATTCATTTTTCCAGTAACGATTCTTGAAAGAGTTGGTGCACTTATTCCAGTTGCTTCAGCAAACTCCTTCATAGTCCGTCCATCACCTTTTGCTTTTAATACCAAAGAACTAACTTCTTCTTTATCAGGCTCTGTGACCCATACATAGTCACTTTCCAGAGTCTTAACAACGTTTTTCATTTCAGACTGGTCCATGATCGCCTCCAATTTCAATATTTTGAAATTTGATTTCTGATTTATAAAATACCTCAGATGAAGATAATTGTCAATGGGAAATTTCAAATATTAATAATTTAATTTCAGTCATATGAAATCATAAACAAACTTCATATTTCTTCTTTGCAAAAATAAAACATCTGTTCTTTAAATATTATACATCGTAAAAATTCAAAATCAAGAACATTTGTTTTTGCATTATAAAAACGCCTCTTCCATGGAAGAGACGTATCGTGGATATTTTAATCAGGACCAGACATCGAACCTGAATATAATATTTAGTTAACTCTTTTTCAACAAATTACCAATTCCATAGGAAACCGGTTTTACACATTAGTTGTCAGCTCGGACTTTTACCATCCGCTCAACCAAGATACCTGCCTTTTCAAGTCCTCCAATTGTAATAAGCCAGT